CGCTGACTTACCCCCAACTGCTGGGTGCGCCACACCTGGTATGCCGCTGTACTGGTTAACTGCCCTGCTTCAGCAATGCGCCGGGCGATGTCCTTGATCAGGAATTCCGTGACCGGTTCTGCGAGTTTCTGTGCCTGGTCTCCAAATACGGTGATCTGCTCGGGAGTGAGCATTACTCATCACCGCCCTCCGTCATGCTTTCAATCACGGGCATATACTTATCCCGGATTTTCTTCAGATCGGCCTCGGTATCGGTGGGCATTCCAAAACGCCAGCCGACAGCGATTTCAGGCTTCAGCAGGCCACGGGACACCATGTCCAGATATCCGGCCCAAGTCTTATCTTCATCGAACAGGACACCATTGCCCCAGTCGATGATAACCGTGTCGTCTGCCACCTCATGTGCGCCGGGAACGCGATACAGCTTACCCAGAATGCCGCACAGCTGTACGGCCTCTCTTACCGCCTGATCCCAAACAGACTGCAGGTCTGTGATGGTCAGGTTGTAATCGCCCTCGCTGGATGTGATCTCCTTGGCGGTACGCTCCTGCGCCTCCACCTCAGAGAGCAGACCGTGCTTGATACCGATGATATTCTCCACATTGCGCAGATACTCACGCTTGCGGTTCAGGAAGGACTCGTCCCGGATCGTAGGGCTGAAGATGGTAATACCAACATCCTCGGGAGCATCGTCTAGCGCCACAAAGACATCGTCTGCAATGGATCGCCTTCCGCTCTTGTCCCGTTTCATCAGATCTGCAGAAGCAAACACGCGGCTGCGGCTCAGTTCAAACTCCCGGTTTATCTGGGCCTCGTTGCGGTCGATGTTATGGATCAGGCCGACAGCTGCAGCATAGACAGATACACCGTCTGTGCTGCCGTCCACAACATTCTCAATGGGCACCTGCATATGCACCATACCCAGACCACCAAGGGCAGGATATGTATACTCGTTAGGCAACTGTTCGTACTTGGCCAGCGTACTCAGAGGAACCTGGCGGCCCAGCTGACCGTCCATCTCGCTCCGGTACAGTTTGTTGCGGATGGTCAGCCGACCATCCGCCTCCAGCGTGCGACGTTCCAGCAGCGTATAATAGCTCTTATCCATGGTAGTGCGCTCAATGGTCCCCACGTCTGTGGGAAAACCCTGCGCATCCCGGCCAAAGACCATCATGTTGTCTCTCCGGACCACACCGAAGGATACACCGCCAGACACAAAGACCGGCTTCAGGAATGCCTCACCGCCAACCAGCGTCAGCTGCAGGGCCTTGTTCTTCCGTGCACTCAGGGCCTCCAGGACAGTCTGTGCAAACTCATCCTTGCTGGATGCCTGATATTCACCGAAGCAGGTCTTGGTCAGCTTATTGACCACTGTGTAGGCGATTCGCTGGCAGGGATCGCTGTCCTTGGTCGGGGCCTGCTCATAGTAGAGCCGGAACCACTCATCGATAGCGAGGCGCATCTCCTGCGAGGTGATGTCCTTGGCCTGAAATGCCTCCTCCAGACTGTATGCATTTGTCAGCGCAGTAAAAATGCTCATTTGTTTACCTCGTTGTGGATGGTGATCCTTCGCTGCGACCGGACGCCGCGCTCCAAGCCATCAATATATGCCTCCTGCTCCCTGAGCTTCATCTTCAGCTCGGAAATCTCCTTCCTCAGGGATGCGTTCTCCTGATAGACCGTCTCTTTGGCCCATGCCGGCAGAAAGCGCTCAATGAGCCAGGTCTTTATCTTACGAATCATGCTCGGTTTCCCCTCCTGTTGAACACCGGCTCATACGCATATCGCAGTGCCGATATGGCGTGGTCGTCCCCATCCGGGTAACCGCTGACCACGTTTCCCTCATTATCCCGTTCGTACTCATACGCAACGATCTCAGCATATGCGTTTGGCGTCCGTTTCGGGTCAATGACCAGTGTCCTGGACTGTAGCCACTTGAAGCCGTACTCCACAGAGCCCGGTCCCTTTTTGGCTCCACGTGCTGGAAGGTTCATATCCCGGTAGTCGCCAACAGACTTTGGCTCTGCACTGTCGCAGATAATGTCGAAGTCGTCATACTTCTTATCCAGGATCCACTGTCCGGTCTTCGAGTTCTTCCACTTCGTGACATACAACTCGTCGATCAGGTAGATCTTCTCGTGTGCTGCGTCATAGTGCGTTCTCAGGAATGCGTAGGAATCCGGATACCATCCGAAGTCTACGCCCTGATGGATCCTGTCCATGCTGGAAATCTCGTCATCGGTAATATCCCTAATCTCCAGAAACTCAAATACGTTTCCGCCGTCACCGTTGGCCTCGCCCATATACTCGTGGGCATACGCCGCCGGGTTTACTTCCTTCAGATGCTCAGCATCTTCCAGAAACTTTTTTCCGAGCCATTCTGGAGGGGCATCCAGATAGTTCGAGTGGTGAATAACCCTGTTTGGGTTTGGAACCAACTTGGCCTTATTGACCCACGCACTCTTGCTCTTGGGCGGGTTATAGCTGGAAAAGTCGTAGGATATATCGCCACCACGGAGAACAGACTGATTCACCGAGCGCTCCTCGGCTTCGCCCTTCATCTGGTCTTTCTCTTCCTTCCAGAGGATCCCGATATAACCAAACTCCGGCTTGATAGACTTTAGCTTGGTTTCGTCATCCAATCCACGGAAGTAGATGGTCTGGCCTGTCTCCTTGTACTTGATCTCCAAGGGTGACACCTTGAATTCAAATTCATCGGACAGTTCAAGTATGTTGATTGCCCATTTCATCTGAGCATAGACCGAATCCTTGAGCGTCGCGGCGACCTGTCTGGTAATACAGGCATGGAGCTGAGGGTTGTTCTTGATCAGCTCCACAATCTTCAGCGCCCAGAAGGAAGACTTCAAACTTCCGCGGCCACCCTCCAGCACATAAGCGATGTTCGGCTCTATATGGCGATTCAGATCCACGAACGCCTTGCCGAGCACGCGTGCTGGCAGTTCATAGGGCCGCTCATCCTTCGATGCATCATCTTCCGAACCGATGATGTCGGCAAGGACCTTGGCCGCCTTGGCGTCACCCATGACCGCCTGCTTAGATAAGCCGACCACAAGAGCCATCTGATTATCGATATCGTCAGGCTCTACACCTTCCGCAGACAGTGCATTCCACAGCTTCGTATCGGCAACAGGCAGAGACAGATAGAGGTCAGCAGCTTCTTTCAGTCCACGTTTTCGGCGACGTGACACACCAGATGCGCGACCACCTTTAGCCCCTGCTTCTCGCGCTTCGTTCCCGCTTTGAAACTGATACGGAACAAGGTTTTTTTCATTTGGCATGTCACCACCTCTCTCGAATTTCATTTGGAGCGAAATACCGGACTCGAACCGGCACGATCAGCTTGGAAGGCTGAGATGCTACCGTTACATCAATCTCGCATAAGAACAGCCCCCCTATGAAAGCAGCCGCTTCCGATAGGTAGCTGTTTCAGTGTCTGCATTTGGTACCGGTGCGCTCCGGCACTCATCTGTGCAGATGGTCAGCGTGGTCCGTTATCCAGTGACGGCATGGCCCGGCTATACGGGCGGAGTGCGCAAACTCCGGCGTGGTGGACCTTCTCGGAATCGAACCGAGGACCATCCGGTTATGAGCCGGACGCTCTAACCAACTGAGCAAAAGGTCCGTGTTGGTACAGCATATATCCCCAACCAGAATTGCACTGGAGCCGCTGGTCCCGGTCAGACTTTTACGGGGCGTCCGATATTTATTTCGAAAGGAGGCTGTCAAAAACGGAAATCTGGAGCCGATAGAGGGATTCGAACCCGTCGACCTGATGATTACAAATCACCCGCTCTTCCAGGCTGAGCTATACCGGCAAATAGTTCCTCTCATATATGGCGGGCAATGCCAAAAATTCGCACATAAGTGTGCAAGAAAATCAATCGTACATGCTCTTCAGGTATTCTGCCGCCCCATATCGAAGACACCGACGCAGTCTGTCCTCTCCACGATGAAGCGTGCGGTATACCGTGGATGGGTATACTCCTAACTTCTCAGCCACCTGATTGATGGTCATCTCTTCCACATAATGGAGCATCAGGACCTGCTTCTGCCGTTCTGTCAGTTCTTCCCTGATGGCTCGAATCAGATTGCGCTTGAGTCGGTCGTGTTCCACCGCGTTATCTGCAGCAATCTGGCGGAGGTATGCCGCCATCTCAGGGCTGGCTCGACGGACTCTGCCCCGTCTGGGTTTATATCTTATATCGTTCATTACTGTGATACCCCCTGTCATGGTAGTGCTCGCAGAATGCGGTTAATTCTTTGGTGTCACGGTACATAGATTCAAGGATGCGGATGCGCTGTTCAAGCTGTCGGATCTGACGTCTGTCTTCCGTTGCTTGAAGTTCTTCCTTCAACTGTCGGATCCTTTCTTCCAGCTTGCGTGCACTCTCACGGTACTCGGCTGCCATTTCTTTTAAAGTCACAGAATCAGTCCCTTGCCAGGATATGCAAAAAGGGCCGCCGCCACAATGACGACGGTCCTATACTCATGCCCAATGCAATTAAACCACAGTCTGCAAAAATCATCTCCTATATGTTGGGTCGGAGATAATTTCTTTGAAAGTTTCTATCGTGCTAAATCTCAAACCACACGCCTTGCATTCACGCCGGCGAAGCAAACTCCCATCCGGCTGCTCACGAGAATCATACACACGGCTGTCTGCCGCACACTTGGGGCACATCCGTGCCGCTTTCGAAGTATCTATATAGGCCATTCCCAGATGTGCTCCTTTTCATAGAATCGCTTTTCGATCAGCTTGTCCTGCTCGAGGTATCAGACCTCAGCATATCGCAGCTCACGGGGCGCATAATACTCACCGCAAACATGGGCCAGTTCTTCTTCAAACTTCGCAATGGAATATTCTTTGTCTTCAGTATCCTTTTCCACCATGTCGGCCACTTCAGCCTGCAGCTTCTCCATTTCTATTTTGAACTTCAAGTTCATCTTTGGTCCGAAGTGATATGCCCGGCCAAGCGCCATCATTGCCATATCCATCATTTCCTGACGAGTAACCATGCGGCAAAGTCTCAGATCCAACTCGTGCTCCAGATGAATTTTGTCTAACAAAGGGTTTCTTTTCATACTTCACCCTCACCGGCCGGTGCTACCGAACCCGCCGGTGCCACGCTCGGTGGCCTCCAACTCATCAACCACAATCAGATCCGGTTTGAGCACGGGGACAAACAGAATCTGAGAAATCTTGTCGCCGGCCTTCACCTCGTAATCCTTGTCGCCATCGTTGTAGAGCTTGACCACGATGGCGCCGGTGTAACCGGGGTCGATCACGCCCTCGCCAGTCAGATCGTGCTTGACATTCAGGCCGCTCTTGCTCTTTAGGAGGCCTGCCACAAGAGGGTCGATTGCGATATGTACGCCGGTGTCAAAAACGGCGCTGCCGCGGGCGGGGATGATTTTGTCCTCTCTGGAGTACAGGTCATAGCCTGCATCCCACAGATGGGCGCTGGTAGGCTTCTTAGCTCCGGGATCCAGTTTAATTTTCATGGTTTCCTCCTTGATAGTATGTCTGTTCGCATCTCGAATCGTAATGCAAGTCAGCAGCACGATTGCTATGACGCAAACACCTGCACAAAAATAGTTAAACATCATCGTCGTCCCTCCCGTTGGCGGACAGAAGAGCGCAGGTGATAAAGCCGATGAAGGCGCCAATCTGTAGGCCGAGAAAGAACTTCAGCATATCAGTCACCTCCCATTCTTGCCAAGCAGACGGGACACCCTTTCCACTGAGGACTCCCAAGCGTCTTACACTCAGAACAGTGGCATAGCTTGTCATTCCCTACAACCCACCGCCCATGCTTCACTTCCACCACATCGAAGGCGGGGCAATCCATAACGGCATCACCGACTTGAAACAGGACAGTCAATTCTCGCCCCATTCCGTTTGTTTCGGCATAGTTAATCATTCGTGCTATTTTTGCAAGCATCTTGTCCCGCTCGATATACTCAGCCATCGCCGCCACCCGCCCTTTCCAATGCGCTGATCGCCACAGCTACCGCTTCCGAATAGGACGAAGTATTGTCATAAGTGCCCTTGTACCATTCCGCATACAGATTCACAAGCAGGATTTTTGCTTCCTCATTAGTCATCATCCTCACCCCTCTCCTCAAACCTACACACGCCGGGGTAGCCCGCAACGGGGCAGTAATCGGCGCACATGGGGCAATCAGCATTGACGCAGAACTCGTCATGCATCCATTTACAGTCATCCATCCACGTCACCCGCCCTTCTGTTCCATGCGGTTGTCAGTCGCAGTGCCGCATGTTCGTCGGTGTCTCCATTGTTGTAACTGTGTCTATGAAACCCGCAGTGCGGCGTTGTGCAGGTAATAATTGATTTGAAGCCCTCTTTGATAACAATGATTTCGGCTTCCCCACCGCAGAAGGGACAGGTTTTCAGTTTAGACATTGCTGCTCACCTCTCCATGTTGATTGGAGTCCCCACGGTACCAACGCTGCCGTTGCTGTCCGTAGCCTGGAAAAACTCACCGGGCATGGGATACATGTATCGGAACATCAGGTAGTTGGCGGCGTCAACCAGATGCTCCAGATTGTGATCCTTCTTGAACGCATCCAGGCAACGCTCTGCCGTCGCCAGTGCGTCCACTCGCCCTTCTCCGAAATTGTTCTTTGCCGGTCCGTACTTAAAGTGAGAAATCTTCACTCTGTACTTTCGCTCGTTGTCAAACTGGTCACTGTAATCGACCATTTCCCTCACCCCTTCGTCATTATGTAGACGGCTGAGTCAGCATCGTTTTCAGCCTTTTTCGCTTTACGTTCTTCCTGCGCCCTTACGGCGTGGTCATCCTTCGCGCTCAGATAGTCAGGACAATGCGCATGGCAATGGACAGATCTCTTGGGCGGCCTGCAGTCTTTGCACACATCAGGGAAGAGAATCACTATGCCCCTCCTTCTCAGTGTTCTGCTGCAAGCGATTCAAAATGGTGGAGACAGATTCAATGCGCTGGAGGAGAACTGCGTTGCATTGCTCCTCCCGGATAAAAGCGGCTAGTTCTTCGTCGTTCTTCGAACGGATCCTGTCCGCGTTGGTATAGGCCTGCTCTTTCATCCTGCGCAGGATCTCGGCAGCAGTGTTTACTCCAACACTTTTAATCCGCATCAGATCCTCGCTGGTCATGCCGTTGAGCTGTTCCGTGGTGTTGATCCCAGCGCGTTTCAGACAGTGGTAGGCCCGCAGGGACAGATTTAATTCTTCAATCTTCATGGTATTCCTCCATATCAGGCTTGCGGCGGTAAGCCTGCCAAACTTTGTCATATGCCTCCAATTCGCGCTCTTGGTACTCGCATGTGTGCCATATTCTCCAATGACCAGGACATACATCTTGTGGGCTGCAGAAAGTAATCCACACCGGCTCTCCGTCCATCTGTCGAAGTTCATCCAGTGTCAGGGGCTTGGGGTTCTCACGCTCCAACTTCTCCCGTAGTGCAATCACCGACAGTCGCACGGCCTCCAGAGCTTCCGGGTTCGTGTGTTCCTTGCAACCTTCGAGATACTTCAGGCAACGCTCCCGGTTCTGTAATGCTTCCATGGTGGTCATTTCTCCCCACCTCCCTGCTCCACCAGATGCCAGATGTGCTGCCGGCAGGTGCCAGCAAAGTTGGCGATGGAAATGAGCCGGTTGCTATAAGCACCATCCGGCAGGCGGCGCAGGTGCCGTTCACAGTCCGCAAACGGACAGTTTACGTTGGAGCAGTATGTGATGTCAGCCATCATCGCCACCTCCGATCAGCTCCGGGTTGTCGTGGATGTTGCCGATGACTTCAATTTTTTCGTTTTCTCTCCTTATACGGAACTGCCACACATCATCCAAACAATGAATCGGGGTTGCACAAAATTCTCCGTCAACGAACTCAATAAAGAAGAAATAATTGCGTTCCTTATCCCATTTGAAACGAACCACATCCCCCTCAAAAATCCGCTTGCCGTTCTTGTCCTGCAGGCCGGTGTACTGGCCGACGGTGTCGGAATAAACGGGGTGCTTGTCCAGGGTAGTAATTTCCAGCGTTTCGGAGTTTCCACCGTAGATAATGGAGAAATCCCCAGATCCCGGGAAGATACCACCGTACACCCAGTTTCCTGGCAGCTTCTGCCCATCTCCCACGCGAACCTTCTCACCATGGCGGCGGGTCTGGCCCCGGAAAAGAATCTCGCGCATCAAATCCTCACCCCGAATTCTTCGACTTCTTCAACGCTATCCACGCTGATCTCTTCATAGATCGCGCTCCATTCATATTCGTCCATAGCTTCCTCCGGAGAGTTAGCCTCAACATAAGCAAAGCCAGAGAAACGGACTTTATACTTTGCCATTGCGATCACCCCTCAGTCCTGTCCAGACATCTGAACAGCTTTTGCAGATCAGAAGGGATATCGCAGAACTCTTCACCATTGACGCCAACGATCAGGATAGTGCCGCAGAAAGATACACCCAGAAGATCACAGTTATATGGAAGATCTAACAGACGGCCTTCCTCGTTACACACAACGCAGGCATCGGTCGCGAAAGTAAAGGTCTCGATGTATCCGCCGACTGCGGCCTGCAGGGCTTCGAGGGTGTTCGGAATCTCCCGAAACTCCGGCATCTGACCGGGGGCTTTTTGAATAACACGCACGGCTCACACCCCCATATTGACCATTCTGGCCATGGGACACTCCGCACAGTGGATCTCCTCCAGACTGTCCTGATCAGAACATTCACGAGGCCACCGGCAATAATCGTCGCAAAACTCCTCCGCGATTTTGTGTGCTGCCGTCTCCCAGCAGGCACTATGAAACATATTGGCGGTCTTGACTGGGCCGCCACAAATCTTGCAGTTTGCCATAATTCGTCCTCCGAATTTTTATCTTTACATTATTTTTAAAAGATGGTACTTTGGTACTGTAACAATTTAGTGATTGCTTCGTTCGTAGTTGCGGTCATGTCTTTCTGGTATCCGGTTGATTTGCCTTCTCTCATTCTTGCTACAGCAGGACTTATGTTGGAATTTTTCAGCAAAGGGAGTGGTTGCATGGACAACAGGTGGTTGACGGTGGGTCAGGGGTGTTCTGGGAGGTAGCGGCTTGATGCCCCAGATATTCAGAAAGATATGAGTCCCCCGCAGCTATAGGCGTAGTAATAGGCCCCCGAGGGGTTCGATTCCCAACCTCCCACCAAAAGGACTTTCTGTTCCCGCAGAAGGTCCTTTATTTTTTTGACTCATTTGATGGCAGCATCCCGTAAATCACCTGATACAGCCTGTCCGCATTCTCCAAAGTCCGGTTCTTGGCGTAGGCACTGGCCGCGCCTTCTGCCGCCTTCATCAGATCGGCATGCCATTTACACAGCTTACGGTCTGCTGTTGCCTCTCGCCTACGTAGATCCAGCGCTGCGGCTATCTTTCCCTTTTCGGTATGACCGCCTTCACGGCTGATCAACTTCAGCCGGTACCGGCCGTACAGATGAGCCACGGCCTGCCATGCAAGCTGTTCCTCCAGGAGCAGGCCATCAGGCATCTCGTCGCCATTCATGGCGGAGCGCTCCCACGGGAAGGTCAGGTCAGCCATGTTTTACCTCCTGTCCCAGATACCACAGCAGAACGCTCACAGCTGCTTCCCAGCCCTGACAGACGCGCCACATATATCCCTGCTTGCTCAGTTGTTCACCCCACCACTTCTGATCCGCTGTCGGCACACCTGTCTCCGTCTTCATCTCGATCCAGAGACCGTGATAGCTGCCGCGGGGAGCAGGCAGGAACAGATCCGGCACGCCTCGCTTGACGCCCATGAGCTTCAGCATTCTCCCCTGCTGTGGGGTACAGTACCTCTCGTTTGGGATGTGAAAGAGCAGAGCCAGCTCCGGCCACTTCTGCCGGATAGACGGCTGCTGCGACCACTTGATGACCGCCATCTGATGCTGGTTCTCAGCCGGTCCCTTGCTGGCTGCCATTCTCGATCACCTCCACAAAGTAAACCGTCTTCTTATTCTCGTTTTTCTCTTTGCCCTGCCGGACGGTATAGCCGTTTCGGGCAAGGATCACGATGGCAGCGTCCCCGGTCTTCAGCCTTTGAAATATACAGTTTCACAGACGCACCTTCCCTTTCTTGGGCCCATTGAATACCCGATTTAGGATCTGACTGGCATCGCCCTTCGTCAGACCTTCGGTATCAAAGCCCTTACAGATTCTCTGAATCTTCTCTATCTGTGCAGGTGTTGCCGGAGCCTTGCCCCACCGCTTTACCTGCTTCAGATCCCATACATGCTGACAGTGACCGTAGTTCTGACACAGGACGGTATAAACCCAGTCGATAGCCTCCTGCATTGTGAGTTCGCTTCCATCCTTCATCCGCACCCTTCCAAGAGAGTTCGGGCACGGAATGACAAGTGGACCACCGCCAATCACAGAGCAGGTCAGGGACCCGTCCGGCATCTTGAAGAAGTTGATGTCGTGAAGGTTGTAGCTCTGCTCCTTCGCCCACAAATTCACGATACGGACGTTCTTGATCCAGCTCTCCGGGACATCACTGGCCACAGCAATCTTCTCCGGCAGCTCGAACAGATCACCCTGAATCTCCTCCGCCTTCCGGGCCGGTACCGCATCCATGTCGATGCCAAGTAGGGACGGAGCCGTACAGAGCGATGCTGTGCCGGTAATACCAACGCAGTCAATCAGCATCAGACGTTCCTTACCGGGGTAGAGACGCAGGCCCCGTCCTACCATCTGGGCATAGAGAGACTCTGACTGCGTAGGCCGGGCCACGATAACCGTTTCCACTCTGGGGATGTCGGTGCCCTCTGTGAACACCATACAGTTGACAATGCAGGGAATCTCGCCGGCGGTGAACGCTTCTATGATGGCTGCACGGTTCTTCGTTTCGCCGGTGACCACCACGGCGCCAGGGATGCGCTTAGCAATCTCCTCGCACTGGTGGACAGAGACGGCGAAAATCAGGGTTGCACCGACAGCCAGTTCCCGGTATGCCTGGGCGATGGCATCAGCGGTACCGTCCATGGCCTCGTCCAGCTCGCCGGGCGCATAGTCACCGTTCCGGATCCTGACTGCCGACAGGTCGAACCCAATATCCACCCGCTTGCAGGTGATGTCGCAGAGGTATCCGTTCTGGATGCCCCAGCGCAAGTCACGCTGGAAAATGATCTTCGAGAAAACGTTATCCAGCCGCACCTTGTCGCCTCGGTTCGGGGTGGCTGTGAAGCCGATTAGCTTCTCAGGCCGGAAGTGGTCGAAGATCTTCCGATATGTACCTGCAGCTGCATGGTGCGCCTCGTCGCAGATGATGAGGCAGAAGTCCTCTGGCTCGTACCGATCCAGACGGCGGACAAGGCTCTGCACGCTGGCGGAAACGACCTCCTCCCCATTGCTACGGCTCTTGGCTCGCTCTACACCAAAGGAACAATCGAAATACTTCCTTGGCTGTTCCACCAGTTCTTCCCGGTGGGACAGAATCAGCATTCGCTCTCCATGTCTCGGGATATTTGCAAAAGTGACCGTCTTACCCATACCGGTGGCCATCTGAGCGAGGTACGAACCCGGCGTCTGTGCCTCGATGGCCGCAATACAGTCACGCTGATAGGGTCTTAATTCCATGTTTTCCTCCATTTTTGTGGGACTGTGGAAACATGTGGGACACGCTGTCCCACACCTGAATTCCTTGTGCCGCAAGGGATTGCGGGATACCGTGGGACTGTGGGACATAAAACGCGATCCCTTAAAGGAAATTTTTAAAAAATGTTCAGCGGCAGATTTCCAAATTATTTCCTATATACAGTGTGTGTAGGTGTCCCACAGTCCCACACCTCACAAGAAAACCTCTGAATTCCTTGTGCCGCAAGGGATTGCGGGTGTGGGACAAGGTCTCGTTTTTGTACCACATTCCCCCACGCTGTCCCTCAGTCAAAGCGGCAATTCACCGTCATCTTCATCCTCGTCATCCATTTCAATCCCAGGAAGGATTAAGCAAAAACACTCTGTCGGGATCCCGTTAATTCGTTTACCCTTCGTGTTATTGCGCCCTCTGGTTTCGATCAGCTTCTCGTTTTTGAGATAGGAAATCATCGCCGCCGTAGAGTATCCGGCCTCCTGCAGGATGTTCTCGAACACCGAACGAATTATGTAGGCTCGTCCATTGATTTCATCCAGAGAGCCCAGCACCTCAACGGTCTCAGAGCGCGTACAAAGGCGGTTTGAGTTCTGTGTGACCCAGTCGCACAGGAACTTATATCCGCGGTCTCCGGCGCTAACAGCGGCCTTGGATGCGAGGAATTCAGATATCTGCCCAATAGTCAAAGGCTCCTCTTCCCCATCAAAAATCCATTCACAGGCCAGTTCGTCCGCTAGCACAACAGCTGCTGCAGCCATAGCCTGCTTCTCTGTGGTATCCCGATCGGACAGCTCACGGAACAGCTGTTGATACCGCTCTGTGACCTCATCGATCATATCACCTTCGTATAACCGCTCCACGAACTTGCGACCAGCAAAGCCAAAGTTGCGTTTCACAGTTCCGGAGACCCGCATACCGTCCTTGATGACCGCCTGCGCACTGCGGCACTCGATATCAATGACACGGTTCACCGCACCGGCGCCGGCGGCCTGCCCGGTCAACGGGCTCTCGCCAGTGGTGATAATACAGTTACGCCAGGTAGGCGTCAGATCTACGCCGCCGGCACGATTGCCTCTGGTACGGCCGACACCCTGAGCCAGCTTGTAGACATCGAACTGTGTCCGGCCCTTGGAGTCCTTAGCAAGCTGCAGCTCGTCCAGACACAGCGGAAGGTTGTTGAGAAAGGCTGCAGTCTTTTCCATACCTACTGTGGTTCCATCGAAAGTTTTGACATAAGCTCCCACGGCAGGATCACCCCACACACTGGCCGCCACCATCAGAGCCACGGTTTTGCCGGTACCGGAATCCACGCCCCACAGATGGACAAAGAACGGCAGACAGTTAAGCGGCTCCAGCAGGACAGAGGCAAAGGACGACGCCAGGAGAATCTTGGCTGTCGTGGACATTCCACGCACCTCAGCCGCAATGTCCAGCCACTTGCGCTCAGAGCCCTGGCTGTGAACCGTCTTAAACATTGCTGCAAAGCTGGCGTCACCATCAAAGATCAGGTCCTCCACAAAGGGCGAGAAACCCTCTCCCTTGATGTAGCCGAATCGGCCGATGCTCTTGCTCTCCGGTATGTAGTCATAGTTCAGCGTTTCCATATCGGCCATATACTGCACAAAAGATTTCGCTGTCTGGCTGGTGATGGAGATACCGAACCGGGCAAGGTCTGTTACCTTGTTTGCGCTTGCCAGAACCACGCGGTCGACGATTGTAGTGCGCCAGCGCGCACCTTTGCGGAAACCGACGATCACCTTCTCCTCACCTGTGTCAATGTTGACCAGGCGCATTACCGGCATGATTGGATGCGGGCAGGCGGTCTCGATCCCGAGACCGCCCTTTCTGCTTACACCCATGTCGTTCGCGTCCCAGCTACCGGCATTCAGCTCAAAGGGCTGCTTGTCGAAGGTAGTCACGTTGTCCACATAGACTGTATTTCGCTGTGCGCTCTCCGAAGCAACATAGGCCCGGTACATCCGTTTAAAGCCCTTGAATCCGAGTTTGGCTGCATAGTCAGCCATCTCCTCCAGCGCCGTAGCATGAACGAATGGCAGTGAAGAGAGCTCGTAAAGCTCCTTGTAAGGCTCTGGAGTCGAAAAGTCTTCAAGATGGTAATTCAGCTCCAAGGACTCACCTCCCGAATGTTATTTCCCCCTCAGAAGGGCAATTCACCATCGTCGTCGCTTAGAGGCATAAAGCCAGAAGATGCAGCACCATAGCCGGAGGGCGCAGCTGCAGGGACCGCACCAGTCGGCGCCAGCTTCTTCAGATCAGGCACCTTAAAGTCGCCGTTCTCGATAGCCTTCACGCTGCGGATCTGTGCCACATACAGTCTGGTGCCGATGCCGCCATCGTTCTTGCGGTACTCTTCCTCGCCCAGCACGATACCGATCCGTCTGCCGCACATCGCGTTCAGATTTTCCTCTTCGAAGAAATAGCCGCGGTTGGAAACCTCCAGACAGGTCTTGAACTGCTTGAAGAAAGGCAGCGCTTTCTCTTTGTAAGAGCGGATGAAGCTGCCACCCCAGAAGCCCTTGGCCTTATACAGATCGGCGTAATAACACTTGAAATTGCCCTCGGCAAAGTCGTACTCGATCTTCAGATACTCCTTCTCCTCGTTGTCCTCCACATTAACGATCTGGGCTATGTAAGCGCCGGGTGTGGGCCGCTCAAACTCGGAGGCTTCCTGGACATTGTCCCAATTCTGCTTTCTCATAGTTCTTTACTCCTTTTCGTTGATCCGGTATTTTTTTGATGTTCTTCTGTTGCTGGCTTGTTCCTTCGCGGTTGCCCATCGGCAGTTCCCCGGGCAATAATCCCCGTCATTATCAATGCGATCAATACTTAGTTGGTCTGAATAACCGTTTGATAAGGCCCACTTTTCAAAGATCTCAAAATTGTTCCGCCATTCCTCGCAAACCGAAATTCCTCTGCCACCATAACTGGGAAAATGGTGGTCTTTCTCGTTAGAACAACGAGAAAGCATCCCGTGATAAATTCGATAAAGTCTATTCTGTTGCCGGGGCATATCACCAATCACCCCAGCCTTGTTTCTCGCTATGGTGACTTCGGACTTCCGGCAACCACAGCTTTTCGTGTGGCCGTTCCGCAAGAATGTGCTAATGACATTGGTTTCATTTCCGCAGTCACAGACACACCGCCATAGAATGGTTTTTCCGTCTCTTGCATAACCAATGGGTTCAATCGCTGTAAGCTTGCCAAACTTCTGATTGTATAGCTTAGATAGGACACGCATTAAAAGTCCTCCAGCACCTCCAAGACCTTGGAGATGTCATTGTCAATATGAGCATCCTCGAATGCTCCGAGAGGAGTCTTAGCCGTGGAGAAGTTGGCTTTCGTCTCGAAAACGTGCTCGCCGTCAATAACCTTGGCAAGCAGAACGACCGGGAATTTGCTCTCCAAGGTGATCTTGTCCAGCTTCTTGCCGCTGGTCTTGATGCGGGTGAAGGAATAGCCGCTGTCATCTCTTTCGGTTTGAGAATGGAAAATACAAATGACGTTCAGCTCATCCCGCATAACAAGGGCATAGTCGATGATGTTATAAATGGAGCAAGCCAAATCCTTCCATTTATCAAAGCTCTTTTCCTCCATTCGGCGCATTTCATCGCCAACCATAACACCGTTAAGGGTATCAATCACGATGGTCTTGATGTGTTTGGCCGCCTCTCCATCGTTGATGCTGTGTAATAGCTTCAAAACGATGTGCTGGTTGTCAGTTTTGTAATAGTTCTTGTTCTGGGCGTTATACTGGTTCTTCCACCCACGCCACGACAAGCCCTTCTTGTCGCAGTCGATATAGTAAGTGGTTGCCGGATCGAGATTGCGGCAGGATGTGGTCTTACCAGAACCGCTCTCGCCCATGATTGCAATGACCTTAGCCATTGTTATCCTCCTTCGCTTCAAAAATGATGGGGCACTGATTGCCCCGACTGGTAAATGGAAACGGCAGATACTCACCGGTAAGCAAACATCGATGCCGCTTCAGGCTGTCCTCGTTGCGGACGAATGGACACCACTGGCAACGGGTCATGTCCTCCGGGAACGGGACCGACAGCGTGGCCACGCCCCAGGTGTAGTAGGTGACGCCTTCGTTTTTACCCATGGTCACCACCTCAATTCAGCCAAGCACGGTATTCTGCCACGTGCATTTCTACGAACTCATCCAGAATCTCTGGGTATCCAAGACGCAACCAACGGAGCAACATACCGGAGTTATCATTGATAAACTCTTTCCGCATTTCCGGGGTATCCTGATTCTCCGGATTCTGGAATGTCGCATAGCCGGTGCGCAATGCGCAGGTAATATCAGGGTGCTCCATTTTCGAACTCCCTCTGCTGCGCCCGGGCACCATCCAGATACCCACTCCAATACTGGATATCGGAATTCGTACCGTTGTTGATAGCGTCGGCCAAACGCTTTTGGGCGTACTCGACAATACTGGCTTTACTCATATTCTCTTTTCACTCCTATACCGGTGTATGCTGAGCTACAATCTCTCGCCAGTTGTCTGGTTCTGCAATATTTTCCCAATACCAGACCATAGGCTGCGAGATCCCAACCATAGCACCAAACTTCTTCTGAGATAGCCCCAAGGACTTCCGAAGGTCGCGGATTGCTCGCTTGCCTTCGGCTATCTTGTCCTTGTTGGCGGCGTAGTACTGCCGCTTGCCTTCGGCTATCTTGTCCTTGTTGGCGGCTCTATACTGCCGCTGGGCTTCGGCTATCTTGTCCTTGTTGGCGGCGTAGTACTGCCGCTTGCCTTCGGCTATCTTGTCCTTGTTGGCGGCTCTATACTGCCGCTGGGCTTCGGCTATCTTGTCCTTGTTGGCGGCGTAGTACTGCCGCTTGCCTTCGGCTATCTTGTCCTTGTTGGCGGCGTAGTACTGCCGCTGGGCTTCGGCTATCTTGTCCTTGTTGGCGGCTC